ACTGATCTTAACACTTCTCCAAGTATCAAGACTTATTCCAGCCTGGAAACCTGTTGATTTATCAACAGTTACTGATAAGAGTAAGATGGATAGTACCATTAGAGCTGAATTTCAGAAAGATCTGAAATACATCCTAGATGCACTTCCAGCTTACACTAAAACAGTATTTCCAGAATGGAATAAACTCCATGTGGCGACAACTATGGGACCAATTGGCCCGAGCATGTTCCACGCAGCGTCTCTAATTGATGAATGGATCAACCAATTTGGTGAGAGCCAAATTATTGATGCATTCAATCTAAGAGCGACACTGCTTGTTTACATGTCCAGATATTCTAAATCTTTCTGTCAGGCCTGGTCTGCGGCATACCCATCTAAATATGGAAACATATTAAGAAGGCTTGCGACAGTTCCAGACGTAGACGGAAAGACTAGAATAATTGGTATCCTTGACTACTGGTCACAAGGAGTCCTTAAGAATATTCATAATGAACTTATGTCCATTATAGAGAAACTTAATGGAATCGATGTAACCTATGGCCAAGATATCAAACCTTTTGGACCAGAGGACCAGAATTATCATAGTATTGACCTTACAGCTGCAACAGATAGATTCCCTAGTGTTATAACTAAGGATCTAATTGCTGCAATGTATGGACAAGACATTGCTGATTCATGGTATGAACTCATGGTGAAAGTTCCTTTTGAGTTTGATGGTAAATATTATAAATATGTTACCGGTCAACCAATGGGAGCCTATTCATCATGGGTTTCATTTTCTCTGACTCACCATGTAATAGTTCAGTGGGCGGCAATGAGAGTTGGTTTACAACTTCCATTCCGTGACTACCGACTACTTGGTGATGACATAGTTATCCGTTCCAATATGGTGGCTAAAGAATATACCTCTTTAATTTCTAGACTCGGTGTAGAAGTTTCACCTTCTAAAACTTTGACGAGTTCACACTCGTTTGAGTTCGCGAAGAGATTCTTCTACAAAGGTCAAGAAGTAACCGGTTACCCTCTAGCAGGACTTCACAACGTACTCGGACGTTATGCCGAGGTTGTGAATGTACTGTATGAGGCAAGCCGAAGAGGATATCCTTTACCCTGGGTACATGGAAAAAGAACAATCTCATATCTATATCGTTACTTACGAGAAACCAATCAAGGTATCTGGAAGAAATATTCTTTCAGATTCATTGAAAGGTTAAACCGAAAAGTATTGACTCTGGCATGGTTGTTTACCAAAGGTCATGATTCAGTTCTGCTAAGAACTGTATTAGGGCTTTGGAAGATACCCATAAGCTGTAATGTGGGAGATAACTTTCTACGGTCATTAGCCATAGAATGTTTCGCCCAAATTAAAGCGAACCAGATTCTAGATGGTGTGAGAAGTCAAGTTCATAGAATAAACTCCTATGTACGAGACAAGATCACTAAGATTGCATCCCTCTCGGAGGAAACCATTGAGCCTCTTGACGTACCGTTGATCAAAGGTTTAATAACCAATGTTCAGGATATGCAAGGGCAGATGGAAGACTTCAGAGAATTGAGTAAAACTCTAGACTTTGAAGCAATCGTCTTCGGGAAATCATTAGTTCCGGAAATTGATCCGGAAGTTCTTGATTCTTCTAGGCGATTCCTCCGGACTCTGTCAAGTGATGCCAATATGGGTCTGAGAGGATTTGTTTTGTGGACTAATCTAGAAATAGAGAAGTCAATAGAACTAGCCGATCAAACGCCACAAGAGATCACTGAACAAAATCCAGAATCCATATACACTGCAACTGGAATTGGAAATGTCCAAATGCAGGAAGGAAGAATGAGGTTTTAATCTCACTCTCACTCACTGCAGATGGATACCAATTCCATTGTAGTGGGGACCGGATTCTGAGTATGGCCCAGTTCTTAG